AGCATAATTATGAAGAATAAAAAAGATAAAAAGTGTAAGGATTGTGGGAAAAATGTATCTACAATAAAAACCCAAAGATGTCAAAGATGTTATCATATTTGGGCACAGAAAATTGGGTTAAGAAAAGATAAAAAGAATGGAATGTATAAACATGGAAAATGTAATTTAAAATATTATTGTAAAGATTGTGGTAAGAAAATTCATTTTACAACAGGTATATATGGGTCGCATAGATGCCCACAATGCCATAGTTCGGAAATGAATAGAAATAGATGGAAAAATATTGAATTTAAAAATAAAATGAAAATAAAAATTAGTATAAAAGCTAAAAAAAGATTATCAATTCCAGAAAATAATCCTAATTGGAAGGGCGGTATTACATTTACAAAAAGACCTCGCCAAACAACAATTTATTATAATTGGCGTAAAAAAGTATTTGAGAGAGATAACTATACTTGTCAAAAATGTGGAATAAAAGGTGGTAAATTAGAAGCACATCATAAAAAATCATGGAAGAATTATCCCGAATTGAGATATATTGTCAATAATGGGCAAACGTTATGTATAAAGTGCCATCCAAAAGGTAGACATGGTAAAAAAGATTAGTAAATCAAAAAAACAAGAAATTCGGCTTTTTAATATTCATAAACTTAGATGGGCAATCGAGTTAGAGGTCGAGTTTCCTAATTCTAAAGATAGTCAAAAATTAATTGATAGGCATAGAGTATTAGAGGGATGGGACATAGATTATGATGGTTCACTTGAAAATGGAGCTGAGTATCGACCTAAAAATGGTAATCATCTATATTGGAATGAAGAAAGTTTAACTCAATTAAAAGAAACTTTAGCTTTAATTAGAGTGCATAGAGGAAGGATAAATAAAAATTGTGGGCTTCATATTCACATTGATGCTAAGATTTTTACTGATAAACAAATTTTAGAAATAGTAAAAGAATTTATTCATAAACAGCGTTACATTGTGAAAAGGTTTGAAGTTCATAAAGATAGATTAGAAAATACTTGTAAATTATTACCAAGAGAAAATTTAAATAAATTAACAGAAAAACAAATACATAACTTTAGAAAACAAGAAGAAATGTGGTCTTATAGTGGTTATGATGCTTTGATGGATGAAAAATATAACGCATTAAATATTAGTCATCTTAGAAAAGGAGATTATGGAACTTTAGAATTTCGACTTTTTGATGCTACTCTTTCATATAGAAAATTAAAAGAACAGATACAATGGACATTAATATTTATTAAAGATTGCTTGGAGCGAGAATAATGAAAATAATAAGGTCATATAATAAATTAATAAATGAAATAATTAATTTGCAAATTCCTTTTAAAATTGAAATTATTGATTATGTGCAATATGATAATTTTATTTATCCTATGATAGCTATTAGTCAGATTTCCAAAATGGCAAAGAAAACTTGTGTAATAGTTGGTGGTGCTCATGGAGATGAATATTATGCTGCAAGAATACTTATTAAATTTTTGAGTGAAATAAATAAAGATTATTTAGAATACTATAATTTATATATTGTTCCTATCATTAATCCTTTTGGTTATGCTACAGGAAGCAGAAAAAATGGAATTAGACAAGAAGTGAGTAGTGATTCTGATTTTAAAAGAGATTCGTCAATAAAAGAATTAGCTATACTTTATGAATATATTCCATCTAATATAGATTTATTTATTGATGTTCATGGTGATACAGGTAAACATTATTTTTATGCTTATGAAAGTAAACCAGAAGTAATACCTTCAATTTCTGAAAAAGCACTTTTAGAAAATGATAATATTTTACAATATGAAAGAGTTAATACAATTTATGGAGAAAAAGTAAAAAATGGAGTTATATATAAACCTGAAAAAGATAAAAGTATTGAAGATTTTATGGAAAATTTAGGAATAGAATATGTAGTTGCTTTAGAAGTTCCTGGAAAAGCAGAAGGTCAAGTAAGAATGAAAGCTGGAATTGCAATATTACATTCATTATTAAAATTTTATAAGGAGGTTTAAATAGACTATGGAGAATAAAGGGGCAATTTGCGGTGGAATAATTAGTTTATCAATGCATAAAAGAAATATGAAAAAAGATATATGGGCAGATACTATGGCTTTTGTTATGCCTGATAAACAATATGAAAAATTTATCTCTTATAAAAAAACAGGTAAAGCAAAAGAAGCCAAAAAGTTATTTGATAGATATGCTATTAGTCAAATATAAAGGATGACAGGATAAATGAAATATCAAAAATGTCCAGTATGCGAAGGTAGAGGTAATGTGCCAGTAGGATTCTATAATCCTTATGGATTAGGAACAGTATCCTCGACTACTCCCGAAGAATGTAAAACCTGTCATGGCAGTGGAATAATTTTAGAGGCAGAGGATAGAAATAATAAATTCAATTTAGAGGTTAAATAGACTATGGATATTTATCGTTATTGTAAAGAATGTGAAAGTAATAGAATAACAGGACAAAAATGCGATACTTGTGGAAAATCAACGGAACAAGGGGAGTTTGTTCCGATTATAATAAATTTTAGTTATGGACACGATTTAGATGGTACTTCTTATGATTTTTGTAGTTATGAATGTGTACTTAACTTTATTTGGAATGAAATTAAAAAACATAAACCAGATAATTTACTTTATGGAGGAACAAATGTTTAAAAAAATCTTAAAGTATTGTGTTATTACATTGATAATTGGGGTATCAATTTTTAGTAATGGATATTTTATTGTCAAAAATAATTTAAATATTAAAATGACAATACAATATTTACAAAATCAAATTGAAGATTTACAAGACCGATACAATCAACTTCTAAATAATGAGATTGAACTCGTTAAAAAGGATATTGTAGTTAAAAATGCAATAGATACTTTAATTAAATCTAATCAAACAATTGATATTAATTTACTATTAAAAAGTAATGTATTTGTTAGAGGATTTTTTGGTACTGGTGCAGGAACTGTTATTAAAAAAACAGAAAATAGAATGTATATTTTAACTTGTTATCATGTAGTTGCAGATATTATTAAATTTAATGAAATGGGACTCCCAATGGGAGCTACTGTTGGTTATTCTAAAACAGATGAATTAAATACAATTGTAGGAATGATAGCTTATGGTGCAAAAATAATAAAATCTGATAAAGATAAAGATTTAGCTCTTTTAGAAGTTCGGATAGTAGACAATGAATTAGAAGCCAGACCAATTGCTGAAAATGAACCACAAAAGGGAGATACAGTTTATTCAATAGGAAGTCCTTTAGGTTTATTAAGAACTATATCTAAAGGTATATTATCTAATAAAGAAGATGGTTTTTATATTTCAGATAATACTACTACTTTTGGAAATTCTGGTGGCGGACTTTTTAATATTAAAGGAGAATTAATAGGAGTTCCAAGTAATGTAACAGGTTATAGTGCAGGAACAGATAAAAATGGAGATGAAATTTTTGTTCCTGAAAGTGGATTGGGATTAAGTAGGGATTTATCTACGGTTCGTTCTTTTTTAGGAGATTTTTTAAATGAAAAATAAACATACCAAGAAAACTAAGCAATTATTGAGTAAAATTATGAAGAAATATTATAAAAATCATGATAATCCATTCAAAGGAAAGCATCATACTGAAGAATCAAAAAATAAAATTAAACAAAAACGTTTAGGAAAAAAACATACAGAAGCAACAAAGAAAAAAATCTCGCAAAATCATAGAGATACAAAAGGTAAAAATAATCCTATGTTCGGAAGAAAAGGAAAATTAAGTCCTACATTTGGAAGGCATCTTACTTATAAGCAAAAAGAAATATTAAAACTTAAACATAGTAAAGAAAATAAATTGTATACTTCTTCAGGATATATTTTAATTTGGAATTCTAAAAATAAAATAATAAGAAAACGGGTATTAGAACATAGATTTATTGTTGAACAAATAATTAAAAGAAAATTAAACAAAGGAGAAACTATTCATCATATTAATGGAAATAAATTAAATAATATATCTAAAAATCTATATCTATTTAATACAAGATATGCTCATAATTTATATACTAAATTATCTAAATTACAACCAGAAATAGTATTAAAATCTAATTTAGAGGATATAAAATAATGTGCCATATACCAAACTATAAGTATATAACTTATCTTATCGGGGCAATGGAAAAAACTGCTGAAAAAGACGATGGTTCAGAGAAACGAGCCAAAGTTGAAGAAGAATTAATTTTAAGAAATGTTTATCCTATTAATCCAGTAAAATTAGAAGCAACAAAAACAGGATTATCAACTGATGAAATAAAAGAAAAAATGACAGGATGGGTTGCTTCTGGTAATTGGGAATTATTTGAAGAAAGGTCTAAAGAAATTTGGCAAGGCAAAGATAATCTTTCTGAAAAAGGAGAATTAATACATACTCCAGGCGATATAGATTATTGTTTAATGAGTGATTGGCTTACTTTTAAATATAATAAAGGCGATATGCCCTGTGGAAGTTTTGCAGAATGTGGTATAGCAATGGAACATAAAATTCCAATTTATTTAATTACAGATTTAGCAAAAAAAGATTTGCCTAAAAGTTTATTACAAATGATTTTAATTACAAAAGGAGAAGTATTTAATACTTTACCACAATATCTGGATTTTATTGATAGCAAATATAAATTACATAGAAAAGAACCAAAAATAGAAGAAAAGAAAGAAGAAGAAAAGAAATGAAAATAATTATAGACCAAATAAAAAAATATCAAAAAAATATGAAATGGGATACCTTGGCTTCTGCATATACAACAGAAATTTTATTATTATTTATTTTAAAAGAATTAAAAGATATAAAGAAAATTTTAAAGGAAAAATAAAATGAGGAAATTCGATACAGGAGCTACAAGAGATACCGATATAGGAAAGAATGATTATGAAGGATTTTATTCTCCTTTAGTTATTGAAGCATTTGGGGATTATATGAACAAACATAGAATTCAAGCAGATGGACAACTTCGGGATTCAGATAATTGGCAAAAAGGAATACCAAAAGATGCTTATATAAAATCATTATGGAGGCATTTTTTAGATATGTGGTTTATTCATCGTGGTTATAAAAGAATAGATAAACAAACAGGTCAAGAATTAACTATGAAAGAAGTTCTTTGTGCTATTTTATTTAATGTACAAGGTTATCTTTATGAAGTATTAAAAAAAGATGATAGACCATTTATTGAGAAAGGAGGAAAATAAAATGACTGTAAATTCTGTATTTTTAATGGGTAATTTAACAAAAAATCCTTCATTTATAACTACATCAGAAGGAACTAATATAGTGCATTTTCGTATTGCAATTAATAATACCTATAAAAATGAAGTGAAAGAAACTTTATTTATTAATATAACTGGCTTTGGTAATTTAGCACTAACCTGTAATAAATATTTACAAAAAGGTGCAAGAGTATTAGTAGAAGGTAGATTAAGAGAAGACAAATATATTAATAAAGAAGGAAAAGAAGTTAATGAAATTCAGGTTATTGCTGATAATGTTCATTTTATAAATTTAACCAATAATGCAAGTCCTGAAATAGAAGGAGAAGTAAAAGGAGATAAATATGCGTTATGATAAAATGGTTTCTTATTTTCAATCAACAGAAGGATTAGAACAACTTCTAATTGATTATAAAGATTTATTTGACCAAGTCGATGATTATGGGCAACAACTTCTACAAGGAATTCTTACAACCACAGAAGATTTTAGAGGTATGCTTAATTTTATGACTGGTGCTTATGTAAGTTTAGAACCTCTTTATTCTATTGCAGAATCAACCAAATTAAATGAAGAATTAAAAAATTATGTTGGAATAAAAAGAGAACTTGAAAGTAAAGGAGAAAAAGTAGTAGCTGCAAATTTAGATAAAGAAGCAAGTTTATCAGTTGCTGATTTTAGAAGAGTTCGTGCAATTTTAGAAGGTTATGTGTTAGCTACTGAAAAGGCAATTGTAACAAGTCAGACACAGTTAAAAAGATTAGAACAAGATGAAAAATATAAACCACAAGAACAAAAATAATGAATAAAGTAATTTGTATTGATGGTGGAAATATAATGCATAGAAGTATTTTTGCTTATAGGAATAATCCAAATATTCCTACTACTTATACTTATTTAAGAATGATTATTGGCGACCTTAAAAAAGTAGATGCTAGATTAGAAGATACAGTTATTATTGCTCAAGATTACGGAAAAAGCTGGCGTAAAGATGTGGATAAAACCTATAAAGCACAAAGAAAAGGAGCCAGGGAAGCAATTGAATCACCAGAATGGTGGAAAACTCGTTATGAAGAATTTAATCAATTTATTCCAAGATTATCACCAACAGTTCCTTGGCATTGGATTTCAATTTACAGATTAGAAGCAGATGATATAGCCAGTGTGGTTTCTCGTTATTATAAAGATAATGAGGTTATTTTAATAAGTTCAGATAAGGATTGGGAAATGCTTTTAACTTTTCCTAATGTAAAAATTTTTAGTCCTATTTCTAAAAAATTTAAAAATGTACCCAATCCAATGAAAGTTTTATTAGATAAAATTCAAGGAGATATTTCAGATAATCTTTTAGATAAACCTTCATCAGAAGCAGAATTTGAGAAACGAAAAAAGATAGTAAACCTTTTAGAATTACCTCAAGAAATAGAGCAACCAATAAAAGAAGAATTAGATAAAATTTTACCTAAGAATTTATATCTTCATAAAGTACCTTTTAATAGTGTTAGAATTGAATTAAGAAAACTTTATTGTAAGGGGGAGGAATAAATGAATATAAATTTATTTTATTTCATCATAGGAGGTTTTATAGGAAAAATTATAGTAGATAAAATAATTTTATGGAAAGAAAAAAATGAATTCAATAAAATGATGAACAAATATTATTCTATTGCTAAAATTATAGGAGAACCGATAAATCCAAAATTAAGATGGAGGAATAATGACAAAGTTAAAGGTAATTAAAAAAATAATGAAAACTAAATGTTGGGTTTGCAAAGGAGCAAAATGTAAGACTTGTAATTTTACAGGTAAGTGGAACGAAAGTATTAATTATATTATTTATGAAAAAAACGGTCAAAAATTTGCCATAGATTCGGACAATATAGGATAAAAATGAAAACTAAAATTTGTTGTCATTGTAAAAATAAAAAGTCTCTTAAAGAATTTAATAAAAATAAAAGTATATTAGATAAACATAGAAGCGAATGTAAAGAGTGTAGTAAGATTTATAGACAAACAGAAAATTATCAAATTTCTAAAGAAAAATATCGGAAATCAATTAAATGGAAAATAACTCATAGAAATTATTCTCAATCTGCTATAGGAATTTATAATATGTTAAAATTTAGAGTAAATAAAACAGGAAATAGATTTAGTCTAAAATTAACAGATTTTATAAAATGGTATAATAAACAAAAAAGAATTTGTGTGTATTGTAAACGAACAGAGAAGGAATGTATCAAAGATTATAATAATAAATTTAAAAGATTAACTATAGATAGAAAAAATAATGATTTAAGTTATTACTTAAATAATATAGTATTATGTTGTTATAGATGTAATACAATTAAAGGAAATACTTTTATATATAATCAAATGTTAAAAATCGGAAAAATAATTAAAAATAACCTATCAAAATAAGGGAGGTCTATAATGGCAATACAAGAATTAAGAGGTAAGATTTTTAGAAAAGCAGGTAATGGGAAAGGTTTTTTAATTGAAGGACAAGAAAATTGGTTTAATGCTGGAGAAAAAGTAGTTTCTTATCTTGCTAAATTAAATATAGGAGATGAAATAGAAATTTCTTATTTTAAAAAAGGTGTTAAACAAGAAGTTACAATGATTAAAAAAATAGAAATTAAGAAAGAAGAACCAAAAGAGGAAGAATCAGAAGAATTTGTTTGTGAAGATTGTGGAGCAACATTAAAAAATAATAAATATAAAAAATGTTATACTTGTAATCAAAAAGTTCCTAAATCCAAAGTATATGATAAACCTGAAGAAGCAAAAAAGGAATGGAAACCTAAATCGGATTATAATAATCCCGAAAGAGATAGACAGATTCGTAAAGGCAATAGTTTAAATGCCAGTGCAGCAGTTTTATCTGGTGCAGATTGTATTAAAAATGCAGACCCAGAAACTATAGCAGAAATAACTAAAGTAGTTGCAAATATTTTATTAGAATACTTAGAAGCAGATTAAATAAAAAAATGAACCATAAATCAAAATTTTATTCTAAATGGTTAAGAAAACAATTAATTAAATCTAAATTATATAATTTTTATATAATTAAGAAATGGTCAATTGCGAATATTGCTCATTATTTTAATTGTAGTAGATTTCCTATTACAAAAGCATTAAAAAAATATAAAATAAAAATTCGTAATACAGGAGAAGGTGCTCGAAAATATGGAAATCTATTAACTAAAGATATTCTTGTATATGAATATTATAAAAATAATTTATCTCTTAAAGAAATTGCCGATAAATATGGGATTTCTTCTGCTAAAAGGATACTATTTTATTTTAAAATTTATAAGATTCCAAGAAGAAGTCAACCTTTAGGAACTAAGATTAGATTTAATAAACAAGATTTAAAAGAAAGATTTTCTAAAATGAGAAAAGGAAAACTTCATTGGAATTTTAATAATTGGAGTAGTAGAAAACCATATAGTAAAAAATGGTCTTTGGAATTGAAAAATAGTATACGAGAAAGAGATAAATATATTTGTGCAGTTTGTAATAAGTATGGCAATGAAGTACATCATATTAATTATGATAAAAAAGATTGTTCTTTCAATAATCTTATTACTTTATGTAAATCTTGTCATACTAAAACAGGATATAATAGACTATTTTGGGAATTAATATTTAATATGAAAATTAAACTAAAGAGGGATATATAGATGGAATTAAATAATAATTTATTTGAATATCTAAAAGAGAAGATACCTACATTTGAAAAAACAACTAAAAAAGGAGCCTATCTATTTACTTGTCCAAATATTGCTAATCACAAATATATAGCTAAATCTCCTACAGCAACAATTATAAATGGTACTGAAAAGATTAGTTGTTTACAATGTGGATTTAAAGGAACTTTTTATGATGTAATTCGTCTTTTAGAACCAGATAAAAAATCTTATTCAGATGCTAAAATAATGGAGTATCTTATGAATTCATTAAAAGTGAATGTTTATTCGGAATTAGAAAATTATAAAACTTATGAATGGTCTTTAGTTCCAATAGCGAAAAACGGAAAAGCACCATTAGAAAAAGATTGGACTAATAAAACCCATTATGAAAAATTAGAATGGATTAAATGGTTGGAAAATGGACTTAATCTAGGAGTAAGAACTGGAGAAATTAGTGGAATTACAGTTATCGATGTAGATTTAAAAGTGGCTCCAACTTTAGAATTAGAAGAAATCTATAAAGAATTAAATGCAGCAAAAACATTAACTCAAAATTCCCCTCATGGAAAACATTTTATTTTTAGATATGATAAAGAAGTAAAGACCTCAACTGGTTTAAATGGTTTAACTGTTGATATAAGAAATGATGGAGCCCAATTGGTTGTAGCTCCTTCTAAAATAAGTAATTCAATTTATCATTGGATTAATTTAGGAGATGAAATTAAAATTATACCTGAAAATGTCAAATCTAAGTTATTAATTAACAACAAGGTAGATGATAGTAGAGTCGAAAAAATGTCAGAAAAATTGTCGCAAAAAGGAGAGATAATTAAACTTAAAAATAATAATTTAGAAGGATGTTGTAACGATACTTTTGTAAAATTAGGAGGAATTCTTATTAATAAATTATCTACAGACCAAGTAGAATTTGTATTAAGTGTTTTTAATACTCAATTATTAGAAAATCCTATGCCTTTTTCTGCAATAAAAGGTATGATAGGCAGTTTAGAAGGTTATAAACAAACAGAAGAACAAACTCAAGAAAAATCGATTTATGAATGTATTCAATTAATAAAAATTGGAATACACGCCAAAGATATAATCGACCATACTGGAATTAAAAGAGCAATAGTAGATAAATATTTATCTAAATTTAATAAAGAAGGAATTTTAGTAAGAAGGGGTAGGGGTCTTTATGATTTTAAAGAAAAAGTAGAATGGAGTGATTCAGTACCAGAAAAGGGACATGAATATCCTTATAAAATTCCTTATTTTAGTGATATAGCTTATTTCCAACAAGGAGATATTATTTTAATAGGAGCTCCAACAGGTAAAGGTAAAACTCATATAGCTCTAAATATAATAAAACAAATGAAAGAACAAGGAGTAAAACCTTATTATGTTTCATTAGAAAGTGGGTCTCGTTATTTAAAGATTGCTGAACAATTAAAATTAGATGTTAAGGATTTTTATGTTACAAAAGACCCAATAGACAATCCTACACAAATAGAAATAGAACCTAATTCTTTTACTATTATATATTGGCTTTATACAGGAGAAGATTTTGCAATGACTCAATCTATTTTTAAACATCTAAGTGATGAAATGAGGCGTAAGAATGGAATTTTAATTGTATTTACTCAATTAAAAGAAGACTATAATTATTTTGCAGTAAACTTAATTAAATCATTTCCTCGTTTAGCTGCAAGATTTGTTTATGATGATACTACAGGAATTATTTCTCATTTTGAGGTAGATAAAATTACAGACCCCAAAGGTCATTATCAAACTGCAAGAGTAGATAGTGAATTTAATTTTGATACCAAAGAATTAAAAAAGAAAGAAATTATTTAATGAAAACTCATACTATAAACTATTTCTGTAAAGAATGTAAAAGAAAAACCGACCACGATTTGTATATCGATGCTTATTTATGGGCTTTTAATATTTGTATGGATTTATTCGGTAAATGTGTAGAATGTGGAACTTGTAATATAAATAAAGTAAAAGAAATAGAAATAGAACATTTTTTAGACTAATGAAAACTAAAAAACAAATAGGAAGACTTCTTGAAGAATACATCCTTGCTAAAGTAAAAGAAATAGACTCACAAGCCAGGTTAAGTCGTGGTAGTGGTTGTGGAAATGATTATTCCGATATTACATGTAATTTTGCTTTTATAGAATGTAAGAAGAGGAATACCGTAGATTTTACAATTAAAGAATCTGTTTGGAATCATTTAAATAATAATCTACCCATCAATACAAATAAGGTTTGTTTTATGGTACATGAAAATAAAAATGGTAAAAGATTGATAACATTAGATTGTGAAGATTTTTTTAGAGTATTAGATTTGGCAAATAATGAAGGAACTTTAAGTTTTATAAAGGAGAAATAATGAGATTGATACATACATGTCCTATTTGTAATAAAAATTATGAAAGAGATTGTACTCCTGAACCAGATTTACCCTGTAACGGATGTATTGATAATATGAAATATTTAGATTATACATATTTATTAGAACGTTTGAGAATAGGATTATAAAATGGATAGACAAGAAGCAAATAAAATATTAAAAGTTTTTGCTGCAAATCCAATGATTCTTCCTAATAAAAAATGTTTAATTTTCGCTAGACAAACAATAAAAGATGTTGAACAGATAGAAAAACTTATAGATGAAGAATTAATTAAGAAATGGAAGGGGTTAGTTTATATTAATCATATTTACGGATGTACTAGTGTAGGAGAATTAGAAAGAATTAATCTTATAGAGTTAGAAATGGATTCCAGAGAAACATGTATTAGTAGAAAAGAAGAACTAAGAGAATGGTTTAAACAAGAACTAGAATTCCAACATGAATTAGAAGAACAAGAAATCGATATATTTGATTGTGAAGAACGTTTACAAATAGGATTATAAAATGAAAAACTATAAATATCCTAAAACTAAAAAATTAATTAAACAATTAAAACCCTACAGTGAAAAATATTCCAAAATAGCCAATAAATTTTGGAAAGATGTATATAAATTAGAACAAATAATGGAAAAAGTAACAGGAATTAAAGGAATCGAATTTTATCATTGTGATGGAGAAATTGCAGGAATTGGAAATGCAGATAGAAGCATGTCTTTAATTCATTGGAGAGAATTGGAATGAAACACAAAATAAATTGTAAGTGTCCATTTTGTAAAGCAAAAAGAGGAGAATTAAAAGGTAAGAATCATCCAAAATTCAAAGAAAAACATAAATGTATAGACTGTGGAAAAAATACTTGTAGAAGAAAGAGCAAACGATGTTGGAATTGTTATATTAAATGGAGTCAGATACCAAAAAATAATGGTAATTTTAAAGGTGGAAAACCCAAGTGCAAATGTGGTAAACCATTGAGTAGATATAAAGTTAAACAATGTCAGGAATGTTATATTAAAGAATTAAATGCTAATCAAAGAGGCGAAAATCATCCTAATTGGCAAGAAGGAATTAGTAAACTACCTTATGCTTTTGAATTTACTCAAGAATTAAAAGAATCTATTCGTAAACGTGATAATTATACCTGCCAAAATTGTGGAATGACTGAAGAAGAACACCTTATAGTAACAGGTAGAGTTTTGCATATTCATCATATTGATTATAATAAAAAGAACTGCAAAGAAGATAATTTAATTACATTATGTCAGGGGTGTAATTCTAAAGTAAATTTTAATCGGGATTACTGGTATGCTTATTTTAAATATATAATGGAGGAGGAATAATGAATTATTGTAATAACTGTGATATTGTACATGAAGAAAGAGATTGTCCTCTTTGTGATGCTAAAGAAGAAATTAAACGATTAGAGCAAGAAATAGAAGATTTAAATAATCAAGAATAGGAGTAATTATGGGTAGGAAAAAGGGCGGAAAAAATTTATCTAAGAAATTATTAGAAGAAAGAAAAACAGATAATAAAATAGAAAATAATCCTTTAGTAGAAAAAAATAATAATCAAATTTCTCAAGAAAGACGTGATAGATTAAATTCAGTATTAAGGGAGATTAATAAAGTTATTCCTAATTCTATTAAGTATGCTAATACTATTGAAATTAAAGAAAGACAATCTTTTGGATATAAGTGTCTGGATAAATTAACAGGAGGTGGCATAGTAAGAGGAAATTGTTCTGTTATTTGGGGGTCGAAGGGATGTGGAAAGACTACAATAGCCCTAAAACTTATTGCTACAGCTCAAAAGGAAGGTAAAATAGCTGCTTATTTAGATGTAGAGAGGTCTTATGACCCTGTTTGGGCTAAATCCTTTGGAGTAGATACCGAAAATTTAGTTTATGTAGTTTGTCCTACTGCAGAAACAGTAATGGATACAGTAATTAAATTATGTAAAGAAAAAATAGTAGATGTTATTGTTTTGGATTCTATACAAGGATTAAGTCCACATGGTGAACAATATGAAGGTAAAGCAGAAAAAGAAAAATCTGTTCAGGATGATACAATGGCACTTTTAGCAAGAAAATTATCTCAATTTTTTAGAATGGCAACCCCTCATATCTCAGATGCAAAATGTGCTTTATTATTAATAGGTCAAGCAAGAATGGATTTGGGAAGTTTTATTAAACTTGAAGTTTTAAGTGGTGGTCATGCATTAATGCATAATTCTCGTTTAATTTTAAGATGTAGAAGAGGTCAAAAAACAGATGGTGAATTTGAAAAAAAACCTACAGGAAAATTAACAGAAAAAGGCAAACCAGAAACAGAAAATATACAAATTGGATTTGACCTTGTAGTACACGTAAACAAATCTCAAATACAAGGATGTACTGAAGGACAAGAAATACATGTACCTTTTTATTACGTGGATGGTATTCATGAGTAATCTTACTCAAAAAATCCAAAAATTAAATGAAGTGTATCATTCAATGAAAAAAAACTACGATACTCTTAAAAAAATGTTTAAAAACCATTCTACAATTCATCAGAAATTTTTTCTTTCTGAACAAATACTAATGCAAGGATATATGCTTATTAATGATAAATTTGAAAAAACTGAAACTCATAGAGAATTTAATCGTATTATTAAAAATATAAAAGATGAAAAATAAATTAAAGATAAAAGAACCAATTTGGATTACTAAGTCAATTGGAATTGCAAGTAAAAGGGCATTTGCAGACCTTTATATAGAAATAATGTATAAAGACCAATATGGAAATAAAGTTTATCCAGCTCAATATTTTATACAAGCAGAAAAAATAATAACATACCACTACAGATATATAGGAAAGAATAGAATATATATTGTACCTATCAAAGATTTGGAGGTAATAAATGAGAGAACCTAAACGGATTCCTAGATTATTAAAAAAATTAGAACAAGTATGGATTAAGGTTCCAGATTTAAGATTAGGACAAGGATTAGAAAATATAGCAAGAGATAGAGGTATTGATTTATTTTATTTAGAAGATGATGAATTAGAACGCATTTTAGATTTAATTATTGAAGAAATAGATAACCCTTATTACGGAAATAAATAATGTTACAATATCCTCTTCAAAATATAGCAAACATAGGAAGAACCATTTATCTTTTTAATCGTCAACGTGATGGTAAACTTACGATTTTACAAGATAAAAATTTCTTTCCTTATTTATATAATGAAGACCCCAAAGGAATATTTTATACAATAGATGGTAAAAAAGTTTCTAAAATAACTTGTAGAGAACCATCTCAAGTTAAACAAAAAAGAACCGAACAATCTTATGAAGCAGATGTACTTTATACTAAAAGATACATTATTGATAAGATAACAGAAATTTTACCTTCTCCCACTAAGTATCTCTTTATTGATATTGAAATTCAAACTAAAGAGTTACCTAATTATACGAATCCAGATAAATTAATTACATGTATCAGTGTTTATAATTCTTTAAGTAAAGAAATTAAAACTTTTTATATTAATGATTGTTTGGCTGGAGCGTGGACTTATAGAGAAAATGAGTTACTAAGGAATTTTGTTGATTATGTTAAAACTGAACAACCAGATTTATTATTAGGTTGGAATTTTATTAATTTTGATTATCCTTATCTTGCTGCAAGAATTAAAAAATTATGGTCATTAGAATTAGCAGAATTAATCAGTCCAATAGGTAAAGTTCGTTATGGAAGAAAAGAAGATGAAATTCCTTATCCTCAAGGAATAAGTGTGTTAGATTATCTAGATTTATTTAAAAAGATTTATAATAGAGAAGAATCAAATGCATTAGATAATGTGGCTCATAAATATTTAAAAACTCCTTTAAATAAAAAAGTCGATTTTGATATAATTTCGGAAGATATTAAAGAAAAGAATATAGGAGATGTGCGGAAAATGGTATTGCTGGAAGAAAAATTAAAAATAATTCCTTTTTATGATGAGATTAGGCGAATGGGTTGTTGTTTATGGGAAGATACAGATTGGTGGAGTAAAGTACTTGATGTTATGCTTTTAAAAGAAGCTAAATCAAAAGGAATAATACTTCCCTCTAAACATTATGGAGAAGATGTAATTGATGAAGTTGAATTTGAAGGAGCTTATCGTCATTGTAAAACAGGAAGATATTTGGAAAAAGTATGGAAAGCAGATTTATCAGGAGCCTATCCACAAGCCATAATTAATTTTTGTTTAGATATTTCAAATTTAACTACTAATAAAAATGAACTAAAAATAGATATAACTGATAGAGAAACCAATGAAGTTAAATATCCTGTTTATTTTAAACAAAATGCAAATGCATTATTACCCACTTTAGCAAGGAAATTAATAATCAAAAAAGATTATTTAAAGAAACAACTAAAGGATTTAGACCCAGAATCTCCTGAAGCAAAAGATTTAAAAATAAAATATCAAGCAGTAAAAAGTTTAGTTAATTCACTTTTCGGTGTTACTGCTTTAAAAGTATTTAGACTTTATAATACAAATATAGCTAGTGCTATTACCTCTATTATTAGGGATTTAGTTCATTATGTTGAAGATAAATTAAAAGACCAAAACATTGAAGTTATTTATGCGGATACAGATTCTATTATGACTATTACTCAACAAGACCCTACAGAATTACTAAATTGTTTGGTAAAACAATGGGCAAAAGAAAAATATAATAAAGACCACATAGATATAGAATTTACTTCAGAAGGTTATTATTCTAAATTATTTATTTTAGCTTTGTGTCATTATAAGGGATATTTAAATACTTCTTCAGGAATAGAAATAGAAGAAAAAGGAATTGAAGCTAAACGTAAAGATAGCAGTAAATTTATGAAAGAATTTCAAACTAAACTTATAGATAAAATTTTAGATAATGAATCTCAAGAAGCGATTATTCAATTAATCGATTCACAAAAAGAAGCGATTAAAACAGTACCTTTAACAGAAATCGGTTTTCCTTGTAAAATTAATAATACAAAAGTATATAAAAGTCCTCCTATTTTTGTACGGGCATTAGAGTATTCAAAAGAATTATGTGGGTTTATTAAAAATTCAGGAGATACTTTTTATTATCTTTATGTAGAACCATTTGGAACATCTATCCGCAAAGCAAGAAGAACAGTGAAAAATAAAGAAACAGGACATAAAGAAGATAGAAGTTCTGAAAAAGAGATAGATAAGAATGTATTAGCATTTTCCGAAGAAGAATTTAGTCATATTAAAAATATTGATTGGAATAGAATGATTAATAAAACTATAATTGATAAATGTGAACATGTTTTTATAGCCTTAAATTGGGATTTAAGTTTGATTAAAGAAATTAAAGTGAGAAAGACAAAGAATGGCATCAAATAATTTTAATGTAGAAATAAAGATTTGGACTGAATGGGAAGAAGATACTTATACTATAAATGGTTATAGATTTTATGCTATAGTGGAAATAGGAAATAGACTATATTTTATGGAGAAATATTTAGATGATTAAATCACTTAAAAAATTAGAAAAGAATCTTGGTTTTAAACTTCGTGATAATGTATTTTGTCTTGCTATAGATACTGCTACTAAATCAGGAATAGTTAGTATTTATATTAGTAAAGGCAAATTACATATTAAAAGTTGTACTTTAAAACTGCCTGTTTTACCTAAAGAATTAGAAGATAAAGCAGAAAAATATGAGCAACATTTGAGTTCTTTTGTAAAATTAATAGGTGAAGAATTAATTCCTGGATTTCTACCCTTAGAAATGGGAGAAAATTCTTTATTAGTATTAGAAAATAGTTTCCTTAAAATGAATGTTGTTACCTTCGGGTTTTTACGTGCACTTCAGGGAATTCTTTATGCTAAATTATGTAATAGATTTAATGAAGTAAAAATAATTTTTCCAGTAACTGCAAGAAAAGAAGTAGGATTTAAATCTTTATTACCTAAAGGAAGTACAAGTTCAAATAAGAAAAAAGAAATTATGAAATGGATTTCTAATATTGTAGAAGAGCCAGTCCAGGATGACAATATTTCCGACGCACTTTTGTTAGCATTTGCAGGATTAAAAATATGAGCTGGCAAGATGATTTAATTAAAAAAGCAGAAGAATTAAAAATAGAAGGAGGAAAAAATGTTAGACTCACTATTCCATCTACTCGTATTAGTAATAGGGATATTAATAGGAGCAATACTAATGTACATAGGTTATCCGTACATAAAGAAATAAATAACGTTAAAGGAAAGGAGGAAAAACTAATGATTACTCGTGAAGCTGCGTTAGATGATTTAGAAAAATTAGAACAAGAAACATCAGACCCAGTTGCTAAAGTTGTAGTAAGAGTTGCTAAAGTTATTGTAAAGATGCTGGCTACTATTAGGTCAAATCAGTTATTGACTGATGCAGAAAAGATAGCAATACAGAAAGCAAGAGCAGAACGTAAGCCAGAGGTAAAGGCTTAAAATAATTGAGAGGTAGGGAAACCGCCTCTCCCAAAAGGCAAAATGAATAAAAGATATAAAATACCAGAAAATTCGATAGAAATTATAATTAATGATAAAGGAGTTTTTATTACAAAATTAAAACTTATTAAAAATAAAAATAATTGGAAAGTTATTAAACATTTAGAATTATTAAAGGAAATAAAATGAATTGTCCAAGAAAAAAAACTGAAGTAACAGAAAAAGATTGTTTAAGATGTACTTTTTACAGAGAAAAAAAAGATGCAGATGACCGCCTTTATTTAGTTTGTGATTATGATAATTGGTATCCTGGGTTAAAGAAAGGAAGAGAATGGAATGAATCCAATATTAATTAAAGATATAATAGGTATAGTATTTATTATTACTAGCATATTTGATTCGATAAAATATTATTGGGCTGCTCAAAAAATTAGAGAAGTTAAATCTGCTAAAGGAGCCAGTAGAAAATTTTTAAATGCAGCAATCATTAATGATTTTGTAAAATTATTTTATTCTTTAATTATTATGGATATTTTTATTTGTTCTTCTGCTATTTTAGCTTTAATAACTATGGGGTATAATTATATTATGGTATATAAATACTATCCTTATAGATGCAGGGGTTTAATGGGATTTAAAAGACCTAATATTTTTGTATATATTATAAATAGTTTACTTCCAAATCAAATCAGAAAGAAGTTATAATGAAAGTTATTTTCTGTGATTTATGTGCTTTACCTATTAAAGAAAAAAAATATAAATTAACAATTAGTGTTTATTATGAACAACCTACAGCTAATTTTGAAACCGAAGCAGAAGGTTCAACATATTATATGAAAAAGGGATTTATAGAAGAAAAAACAGTAGAAATTTGTGAAAAATGCAAAGAAATTATAGACCAAATTTTTGAAAAAAGAATGAAAGGAATTATTAAATTAGCAGAAGATTTACAAACTATTTATGACCAACCCGTAAAGGAACCAGAGTATAAAAAAGAACAAAAGAAAAAGAAAGATAAAACAGATAAAAAAGAGGATTAAATAAAAAGTGAATATTCTTATTGTTAGTGATTTTCATATAATTGAAAAAGACATAGATGAAATTGAATCTATTTTTAATGAAATTTGTATAATTAAAAATAATAATAAAATAGATAAATTAATTATAGCTGGAGATACATTTGATAAAGTAAATCCTACCCCAAAAGAATTAGATTGCTTTTCTAAATTTGTTAAAAGTATAAACATACCTATTATACTTCTTGCTGCTCAATCCCACGAATCTATTTCAGATTCTATTTCTGTAATTAATCATTTTGGTATACTTAAAGAAACAATTTCTGTGGTAAAAGAATACAAAGATGGAAATCATTTATTTGTAGGTCATTTTACTTTACAAGAAAGTAAGTATCATTTTGGGTCTAAAGTTTCCAAAAAGTCATTAGAAAATTATAAGTATGTAGTATTAGGACATCAACATTCTTTGCAAATAATAGAACCTAATATTTGTCATGTAGGAAGTATTCGTTATATTGATTTTGCAGAGAGTCAAGATGATAACAAAGTAGCTCTTTTAATTACGGATTATAAAACTGAAAAACAAAGCATTAAGATTATCCCCTTAGTTACACCTATCCATATGATAGATTTAGAGTTAAGTCAAAATCTCGAAAATGGTAGGTCTCAAGCTATGCCTTCATTACTAAACGTGGCAGGGAAGGGCAAAGAAAGCGGTATCTTGGGTAAATTTGAGGCTCTTACCGACCTTTTAATGTATTTAAACCAATTAGTATCAAAAACTAAGGTTCGAGTTATTTTTAAGGATTACGAAAGTTATAAAGAATTCTTGCCTTATTATGAAATCTATAAACAGAAATTTGTATTATTTAAAGACCGAAAAGATTTTATTTTATTCATTTCAGATAATACACCTCAAAGCATAAAAACTGAAACGATGAAAGAAAGTCTAATTAAATTTTTAGAAGTCAATAAAGTAGATTCTGAAATTAAGAAAATTTTAGAGGAAGAAATAAATGCCTAAAAATAAAAAAATAAAAATTCGTAGAACTTGGAAAATTAACCCAGTAGAACAAGTTAAAGAAGATAAAGAAGAAATAGACCCATGTGAAGAATGTGGTATCTATAAAACCAATCCAGAAGCATGTTTAAAATGTGAAAATTACGATATTGAGGAATTTTAATGCAGATAGACAAAATCATAATTAAAAATTTCCAATTATTTAAAGAAGCTGAATTTACTCTTGATAAAATTAATTTAATTACAGGAATAAATTTGGATAATTTAACCTCTTCTGGAAATGGTTCAGGAAAAACTACCATACTAAATGCAGTATTCTTTTGTTTGTATGGTAACGTAGCAGAATTGAATTTAGTTGATTTAATTAGGATAGGAGAAAAAGAATGTTCAGTTGAACTACTATGTTCATTAAACGATGAACATTTCCGAATCATTCGTAAAATCCCCAGTGAGTTGCATGTTTTCCTTAACAATAAGGAATTAGAAGCAAATACCTTAACTTTAAAACAAAAATACATAGATGACAGGTTTGGCAATTATAATTTTTTCCGAACTTACCGAACCATAGATAATAAGAAAGGTATAAATTTATTAGATGAAGGAATTGTTTCTTTGAGAAAAGCATTAATGGCTTTTATAGATGAATATTTTACCAAAATAAGACAATCCCTCTTAGCCAAAAAACTTGAAAGAGAAACATACAATGTAAATAAAAGATTATATTCTTTTTATTTGTCGCAAAAAAGACTAACTATTTTGGACAATGGGATAAAAAAGTTACAGGAAGAATTGATTTCAGCCAAAAAAGATTGTGATGACCAATATAAAATAATAGGTAATTATAAATCAGATATTCAATCTAGAGAAAAATTAGTTTACTATAAAGAACAAGATAAAAAGAAATTAAATGGAGGAATGTGTCCAATTTTAAATACTAAATGTTCGCAGATTAGCGGACAACTAGAAAAAGTGGATACTATTAAGAATAAAGAAATAGCAATTATAAAACAAGAAATTAACGAAATTGATAACTTAGTGAAATCAGAAGAAGATTGTATGAAATACTACAACGATGTGTATGAATCTATACAGAAACATGTACAGAAAACTAAAGATTATTTAATGAAATTAAAAGAAGCTCAAAAATTCTCAGCTTATAAATACACTGCTAAAGATGTACAACTTTATACTGATTCAATTAAAGTATTAGATTCTTTTTCTGGATACTATATAAATGAATGGTTAGATAATCTATCGATTATTATTAATGACCTTTTAAAACCAGTAAATATTTCAATTGAATTTACACCAGATAAAGAATTCTTAAAAGTAAATGATTCAAATCAAATTTTTAAATATGAACAATTATCTAGCGGACAAAAAGTATTTTTAAATTCTATTTTTAAAATAGGATTATTATTAAATAATGGACAGACATGTGGTATACTTATAATAGATGAAGGAATAAATACTTTGGATAATATTAATTTACAGAATTTTTTAGAAATACTTAAAAATCTTAATTATCAAACAATTTTAATTTATCAAAATATTACTAAAGAAATTCAAGATGTAAAATACATTAATTTAATACGTGAAAAAGGCATAAGTAAATAAGGAGTTTAAATGATTAGAAAAGAATTTCCTACAAGACAAGAAGTAGATAGTTACCTAACAGAACAACGAAATAGGCAAGAGAAAGGGTATCTCACTAGGTCAGAACGAGAAGAACTAAAACAATTATTAGAACATCCCGAAACTTTAATTAAAAAAGAAGTTTCTAAAGGAAAATCTATTATTACTAATATTATAGAATTACGAAAACCATGTTTGGTTGTAGAAAAAAATGAAGATATAAACCAGATTATTCAAGATTTAAAAGATACATTAAATACTTTTTCCAATCAAGCCTATGGTTTAGCAGCTAATCAAATAGGATATAATAAATCAATATGTTATCTTAGAATCCCTAAAATAAACGAAAAAACAAAACAAGTAGAATATGAGGAATTTGCAGCAATTAATCCTAAAGTTTTAGAAAAAGAAAGAAAAATAATTTTTAAACAAGAAGGTTGCCTTAGTTTTAGAGGATTAAGAATTGATACAGATAGATACGTATTTTGTGTTATTCAATATGAAAATGAAAAAAGAGAAATACAAAATGTAATAACACAAGATTTAGCTGCATTTATTTGGCAGCACGAAATAGGTCATTTACAAGGAAAAACTATATTAGATTTTAAACACAAAGGAAGATAAATGAAAAAATGTTTAATTTGTAAAACCTTAATTTGGGAACGGTCTACTTATTGTAAAAAACACGATACTATAAATAGACGCTCTTATAAAGGAATCAACAATCCTAATTATAAAAATGGTAATTCTATTATTAAACATTATTGTCAAGATTGTAGAAAAGATATAACTCAAAATGCTAAACGATGTAAATTATGTAATCAAAAATATCTATATCCTAAAGGTAGAAAATATTCTAAATGTATCAACTGTGGCGAAACTACAAAAAGTTATAGAGCTAAAAGATGTGATAAATGTAATGCTATTTATTTAGGTATCAAATTTAGAGGAAAAAATCATCCTTGTTATATCGATGGTCAAGGAGATAGTCCTTATACTTTAGAATTTAAATATATTAGAAAAGAAATTTTAATTAGAGATAAATACATTTGTCAAGTATGTAATAAACAAGGTACTCATGTACATCATATTGATTATAATAAACAGAATTGTGATAAAAATAATTTAATAAGTACTTGTAGTGTTTGCAATTTAAGAGCTAATTTTAATCGTGATTATTGGTATGCTTGTTTTAAATATATAATGAGGAACAAATGATGGTATTGTTTTCAATAAGTTTAATAATAAGTATTTTGATACATGAAGCAGGTCATGCTATTGCTGCAAAATTATGTAACTGTGGAATAACAGAAATAGCAATTGGATTTGGAAAACCTTTATTTAAGAAAAAAATTGGAAATACTGTTTATCAAATTTGTCCAATATTGTTGGGAGGGTATGTTAAACTTAAAGATGAATTAATAATTAGTAAAGACCCACATGCATTTACTAATTTACCCTATCATAAAAAATTTGCTATAACCGTAGCTGGAGTTATTGTTAATATATTAATGGGATTGATTTCTTTGTATTTAGGTAAAATAATTCTTAACTATCAATTATTTTATTTTGGCTATTTGAGTTTAATATTAGGAATAACTAATCTTCTTCCTATACCTGCATTTGATGGAAGTTATATTTTTTTAGTATGGTTAGAAAAATTTTTTGGAAAAGAAAAGGGTTATCGAATTATGGAAAAAGTGTGTAGAATAGGATTTATTACTATTATGATTATAAATATACTATGTTTGCCTTTATTAATTTATTATGTTAAAACAGGAGTTTTATAATGAAAAAAATTAAATTAATTATTACCAATATTTATGCTTCTATTCTTCCTATTATTTGTGGTTTTTTAGGTGCTTTTGGTGGAGCAACTGGAGGCAATAAAGCAGCAAGAAGATATTTAATACCTTTATTAATTACAGGATTAGCTTACATGCAAACAGAAAGTATTTTAGTTTTAACTATTTTAAGTATTATTGGATGGTTTTCTTTAGGATATGGAATTCCTGGAAATGAAGATGAAGGTTCCGCATTAGGTAGATTTTACTATAATTTATTTAATCGAAATCATTTTTTAGCGGATATTTTTACAAGAGGAACTATAGGATTATTAGTTACTCTTTCTCTTATTTCAATTCCAATAATTAAACATAATTGGTTTATATACATTTTATGTGGATTAGGAATTTGTAGTGTATATTCTTTTATTAGTTGGCGTAATTTAAGTCAATATAAATTATTTAAAATACAATTAAATTGGTCAGAAACTTTAACCTATGGGCTAATAACTTTACTTGCAGTTCTTATTATTAAAATAGGAGGATAAAGTGAAGAAGAAAATCTCAAGAAAAAGAAAATTTGAACCAGAATTAAAAGTAGATGATATTTTATTAAAAAATCGTAAATTATTTTTATATGGAGAAATTAGTTCTTTAACTATTCAACCAATAGTTAAAAGTTTAATAGCATTAAATATTTTAAACACTGAACCAATTTATTTATTTATAAATAGTCCTGGTGGTAGTGTAAGTGATGGTTTTGCTTTAGTTGATACTATTAAATCATTAAAAACTCCTGTCTATACTGTTATTATAGGAGAGGCTTGTTCTATGGGTGGATTGATTTCTATTGTAGGAGATGAACGTCTCATGACTAAAAATAGTTTTTTTATGGCACATGATATGCGTGGTGGTATTCATGGAGATTATTCTGGTAAGGTAGAATATAGAGCTGATTTTATTAAGAAATGTTGGAAGATGATAGAAGACCATTTAAAAACTTATACAAAATTAACAACACAAGATTTAGTAATTTTGCGTAATGGAGAATTATGGTTAACTCCTCAAGAATGTTTAAATAAAAGTGTTATAGATAGGATAATTTAAATTATGTCAATTATAAATAAATTAAAAATTTTAGCTGATAATAATAAAAAAGGCTATCCTTTTTCTGCTTGTATTGAATATCAAGGTAGATATTATTATGCAGTTAATGAAGTAACTTCTAAAAAAGACCCTACAGCTCATGCAGAAGTTCAAGCAATAAGATTGGCTTGTAAAAAAGAAAAAACCTTTAATTTAAATGGGGGTAAAATTTATTCTTCGGGGTCTCCATGCCCCATGTGCCTCACTGCAATTGCTTGGGCAGAAATTAAAGAGGTATATTATATTAATCCTTATTATGTAGCATTATCTAATAATTATTATTATGATAGACCTTCTGAAGATGTAAATGAATTTTTAAATTTGAAAAGAATAATTAAACAAATAAAATGAACCTAAAAGAATATTTAAAAATAAAAATTAAACCCGACACTCAACTAGATTTAGAATTAATTTATCAAGAATTAAGAAATTTGGGTCATCCTTATATTGATATTTATTGTACTATTAATGAAATTATTATTGAAAATATAAACAAAATATTAGAAGATTACTATAAAAAGAAAAATGAAAATCAATAAAAAATTATTTTGGATTTATCTACTCTCAGGAGCCATCTATTTTACACAAGGCGTGGAAGGCTTACCTGGACTTAGTTTATTTTTATATCTTAAAGAAAAATTAGGATTTACTCCAGAAAAAATGATGTTAATTGCATCGATTACTGGAATAGCATGGATTATTAAACCTATCTTTGGCTATCTAATTGATAATTATCTTACTAAAAAGAAATGGATTGTTTTGTCTCTTTTAGGAAGTATAGGAATTGCTTTATTTATGGGATTAAATCCCATTTTAACTATACCAATCCTTATCCTTACTGGAATTATAGGAAATTATAATTCAGCTAGTAGAGATGTCGCAACAGATGGAATAATGTGCGTAGAGGGCAAGGAGACCGATAATTGTGATAAAATTCAGGCTATACAATGGACTTCTATTACTATTGCTTCTATTTTAGTAGGATTGGGTGGAGGATACATTGCAGAACATTTCTCTTATAAAGTAGGATATTTGTGTCTTATTCCTATTTATTTACTTATCTTAGGAATTGTATTAAATTATAGAACAGTTGTATCAAAAAATAAAATAAAAGAAGATTCTTGTAATTATTGTAAATTTAGAATAGATTGTGGGGGAGATGAAAATAATATTTGTCAAGAATTTGAGCCTTTAGTAAAAAAGGTTAGTATTTTAAAAACTATTTATTCATATAAAGAACTATTCCAAAATAAACAATTTTTATTAGCATGTTTATTTTTATTTCTTTATAAGTATTCTCCTAGTTTTGGAACCCCTTTAGCTTTTATTGAAAGAGATATTTTTAAATGGTCTGCTCAATGGCTAGGAACATTAGGAGCAATTATATCTTGTTTTGAAATTCTAGGAGCTATTATATTTTTTAAATTTTGTAAATCAATTAATATTAAACGATGGTTGTATATTTCAGTATTTTTAGGAGCTTGTACTACATTATCCTATCTCTATTTTACACCAGTAACTGCTATAGTTTATGGAATTATTTATGCTATTATGGGAATGGGAATTCATTTAATAGTAATGTCCTGGATGGCTAAATCAACCTTATCAGGTAAAGAAGCAACATCTTTTGCCTTACTTTGTTCAATTAATAATTTAGCTGCAGGAACTGCATCTAGTTTAAGTGGAGCATTTTTATTACCTTTAGTAGGATTAAAATTTTTAATAGTTATTTCTGCTTTTACTAGTTTTTTGTGTTTACCTATTATTAAAAAATTGGAGATAAAAAATGGATAAATCATTTTTAGAAAAATTTAAAGAAGAAACTAAAGAAGAAATTTCTAAACTAAATTATAAAAAATATTTTTATCAATTTAGTGAAATAGAAAAAATTAAATTAGTTAAAGAAATGAAAGATATTGAAGTATTTTTTAAAGATGAATTAGAATTAGATGTTTATCCTATCTACGGTACCTTACTAGGAATGGTAAGGGATGATGATTTTATTGGTTGGGATACCGATGTTGACATGGCTTATTTAAGTAAATGCAACACAAATAAAGCAGTATTAAATGAATTTAATATGATTTGTAAATTTTTAGAAGAAAAAAAATTATTACTTACTAGAATAAAAACTGCTAGTCATTTACACGTGTGGTCTCCAAATAAAGGATTAAGAATTGATTTGTGGATTTCTTGGATGGATAATAAAGGTAAATATCATTTAGTGTGGACTATCAGTGGAGAAATGGACTCTTCTATAATTTTACCATTTAAAACTATTCAATTTAAAAATTATACATTTCTTCAAATAAATAATCCAGAACAATATTTAAATGAGGCTTATCATAATTGGAGGATTCCTTTGAGTGGAACAGAAACTGTATGGAAAAAGAAACCTTTTGTATTTGAACTTGAACCCTGGCATGGAAAATAAAGGAGGAAAAATGAATAAATTTTATCGAGATAATGAAGATGAAGAAATAACAGAACAAGAAGAAACTATCAGTAAAAAAGAAGAAAAATATACTGAAGAATTTTATTTTAGAATTCTTAACCATCATAGGTATATTTTGCTTTACGATGTAATTAATAATGTATCTGCAGATGTAGTAGTTTCTAAATTAATTGCTATGAATATTTTAAACAAAAAAGAACCTATTTATCTAGAAATAAACAGTCCAGGTGGGTCTGTTTCTGATGGTATTTCTATTATTAATGCAATAGAAAAAATAGAAGCTCCTGTAATTACAGTAATATCTGGGCAAGCATGTAGTATGGCTGCTTTAATCAGTATTGTAGGAGATAGAAGGTATATTTATCATAATTCTTATTGGATGCAGCACAGTACTGCAGATGTAGTTGGAGATTATATTCAATATATTAAAGATAGAGTTAGGTTTTTGGGAGAGTTTGAAGCTCGTACAGAAAGAATTTTAAGAGAAAAAACAAAATTAACTAAAATGGATTTACATAAAATTAGAAGTGGTGAACTTTGGGTAAATGCTGAACAATCATTACTTAAAGGTATAGTAGATAAAATAATTCAACCCAAATCTAAAAAGAAAATAATTAAAAGTTCTTTTTAAAGGAAATTTATGGATATTTATTTCGTATCTGATTTTCATCTCGGTCATTTTAATATAATACGTTATACAAATAGACCCTTCTCTGCTTTAGAAGAAATGGATTCCGTTATAATTAGAAAATTTAATGAACGAGTAAAAGAAGATGATTTAGTTTTCTTTTTGGGAGATTTCTGCATGAAAACTTCATCTGAAGCAAAAGAAGCTCCTAAAAATGCTTTTGAATATTATCGTAGTCAATTAATATGTAAAAATATTATATTTATTCGTGGAAATCATGATAATAATAATTCTACCAAAACTCCAATAGAATCTATTGTTATCAATCATGGAGGGGAACGGATTTATTTAACCCATAATCCTAAGTATGCCAAAAAAGATTTTCATTTAAATTTCTGTGGACATGTTCATGATAAATGGAAATTCCAAAAAATAGACAGAAATTCTTATATAGTTAATCTTTCAGTAGAAAATTGGGATTATTATCCTATTACTTTTAATGAAATTAATCAACATTTTTCTATTTGGAGAAAATCAGGAGAAAAATGAAAGCATTAATTACAGGAAGTACAAAAGGTATAGGAAAACAAATAGGTATAGATTTATTAGATAAAGATTATTTTGTTTATTTTAATGGACATACACAAGAATCTACAAAAAAATTAGAAAAAGAAATTTCTTATAGAGATTGTGATACAGATTATCTTCCTACGTTTAATATTGTTTGTCAGGATTTATCTACTATAGAATCCAATATTAGTTTAGGAAATTATTTTAAAGAAAATAATAAGTATTTAGATGTATTGGTTCTTAATTTAGGTATAACAGATAGAACTCCTTTTGGAGAAATTAAACCTTCTGAATGGAATAAAGTATTAGAAACTAATTTATCTGGAGCGTTTTTCTTAATTCAATCTTTAAAAGATAACATAAATGAAAATGGAAAAATAATATTTATAAGTTCTATTTCTGGATGCACTACAGATTCAACTTCTATTGCTTATGGAGTCTCAAAAGGAGCAATCCATATTTTGGTACCTTATCTTGCTAAAGAATTTGCTGATAAGAAGATTACAGTAAATGCTGTAGCACCTGGATATATAGTAACAGAATGGCATAAAGACAAATCTAAGGCACAACTCAAGAGAATAGAAAAGAAATGTCTTGCTAATAGATTAGGTATTCCAGAAGAGGTTTCTAAGGTAGTTTTGGCGATTATTGATAATGATTTTATTAATGCTCAAATCATAAGAGTAGATGGAGGTTTCGGATGCAAATTATAGAATTTAATCCCAAATTATTAGAAGATTTTTTTAATATTAAAGTTAGAGAAGCATGTAAAAGTTGTAAAAGATTTGGAAAAAAAGTCACCTGTCCTCCTTATATAGATTCTATTGATTACTATAAAAATCTTTTACCTTATTATCGGTATGGAGTATTAATTATAGAAAAATTTTTAATAAAAGACTATACCATGTCTACTTGGCAAGAATTAGGTGCTTATTCTAGCAAAATTATTCATAATCAATTATTAGAAGAAAGAAATAAATTATTAGAAAGAGGGATTTTTTCCATTATATTTGGGGCAGGGTCTTGTAAATTCTGTTCAGAAATTTGTACATTTCCATGTAAACATCCTGAAAAATCTGTAGTGCCTATTGAAGCAACAGGGTTAGATGTTATAGGTTTAGTTTATGAATTAACAAAAATAGAACTAAAATTTCCTGTAGAAAACCAAGGATTTTTTTATAGAATAGGAATGATGCTTTATGATTAACAAAAAAATAATCTATACTAGCGGAACTTATGACCTTTTTCATTTTGGACATTTAAATATTCTTCTTAAAGCCAAAGCATTAGGAGATTATTTAATTGTAGGAGTTTCTACTGATTCTCTTATTACAAAATACAAAGGAATAAAACCAATTATTTCTTATAAAGATAGAGTAACTATTATTGAACAATTAAAATGTGTAGATAAAGTAATCAAACAAGATAAGTTTTTTGACATAAAACAATTAAAAAAATATAAGATTTCAACAATTGTATTAGGAGATGATTGGAAGGATAAATCTTTTCCTGAATTAGAAAAATGCCTTAAAAAGTTAAATATTAAAATGATTTATGTACCATATACTAAAAGACTATCAACATCTAAAATAAAAGAAACAATAATTCGTAATGCTGTAGAAATTATTGAAGCCCAAACTAAGCGAATAAAAAAACTTTAAAATGAATATAGGACAAAAAGTATATTTGAGAACAAATGGAGAATTAAAAGTAGGTATAGTAGAAGAAATTAAATCCGAAGATTTGATGATTAGATTAGATACTGGAGAATTAATAGAAAGAAAATTTTGGGAAATAAATAAGTGTAAAGAAATATAAAAATAAAATTAAAAAATATAATAAAATAATTAAGGTGTTTGCAGTAATTTATGTACATCTATAATTGCATCAGTAATGAAATCAGAAGAATTAATAATTTCTTTCTTAAAAAAAGTATGATTCGGTTGCCAATAATTTTCAATATATTCATGACCCCACACCTCTCCATATAATATACGATAACTAGAAGCAATTTCATTGTCAGTACACGTATTCAATAAATTCCAGTCCCAACTTATGTAACCATGTCCTTCATCCTCCTCGTCCTCGTTTAGTGTCCATGAAGAACCAGTTACATATGATTTCCAAATATAAAACTCATAAAGAACGTTATATTGTTGAGTTTGAGTGCCAATATATTTAATCGCGTAATTTATATTAAATATATTTTTTATACCATTTGTTAATTCATCAGGAGAATTATATATAATTTTGTCATGTGATATTGGAGATAAATTAGGATATTCATCTTCAACATGTACTGTTCTTCCTCCTGAAAATTTATAATCATAAGCTATTGGATATAAATAAATTAATTCTATTTCGCATGTAGGGATATTTATATATTTTATCTGGTTTCCCCATAAAAATTTTTCAAATTTTATAGATGATACTTTTCCTATATAATCATAATACCTTCTTCTTCTGGTATAATGATAGCCAGCAGACCAGGTTTTTGTGGCTTTTAAATTTTTTACAAATCTACTGTATGTCCAATTGGTAAAATGAACACTATCTGGTGGTGGTTTCACATCTGTATGAGAATAAATCTCTTTATGGGCTGGTGGATAACCACTATACATTTTATATGAGTCAAAATATTCCCATTCATCGGTTGTATAATCCATTACTTCACGAGTTATTAAAGCAATATCATAAGTACATGCTATTAATTTACAATGAGAATCAGTACTTCCATATACTAGAGGAACGAATGAAATCGTTTTATTTGGCATACTATATAATGGAACTATTTGACCATTCAATACACCAGTAGGAAAACGTATTTTATCGGATTGAAATTTTGAAATATTTCCTTTATAAATATATCCTGTATTTTGAAAAAATTGATATATCGATTTATTTGCTTGTGGATTTAATAGTATATATCCCATAATTACTCCTCTGGCATTGGTTTAAATACTGCATAAAATCTCCAACATTTAGAATCTTTATCCCACCATACTTGTGATTTATCTAAATTTTCATTACGACCTTCTTTTGTTCCTGTATCTGCTAAGGTATATAATAATACAGCTTTCATTTCATTTCCATTGGCATCTAACATAATTTTTCCTGCTAAATCTTTTCTTACTAAATAAACTTTTTCTACATCTATTTCAGTTATTCCAGCTTTCCAGGTTAATGCATCAGGGTCAAATTCCATTTCTAATGGACCTATTTTTTCTACATCTTTTCCATCGGAATCGGGCATAGTTGCTATTTCGGGAAATCTATTCCAATGTTGTGGAGCATATTTATTAATAATAGAACCCCAATTATATTCTACAAATTCTAAAACATCTTTTATTAGTGCTCCGCCAGTATAACGAGAATGAGAATGTAAATGATAAGTTGAAGTATTTTCTGTAGGTATTGCTGGTTCTGCATTAATTGGAGGGCATTTTGCATCTATAGAATTCCAAGGAATAGAACCTCCATAAATTTGGCTAAATCCCGATTTAACATTTACAGGTCGAATTAAACTTCTATCTCTAATTCCTCCTACAGTTGAAGAAGGTTTGCTATATTTATCTTCTGTATTTTTTGATAAATCAGCAATTTTTGATAATAATAATTCTACAGTTTTTTCAAGTTCAAATATTCTCTCATTCAATGTAGCCATACTTAAACCCCTCCATGGTAGGGTAATGAAATTTTTCTTCTAAATCCCCTATTATTTTCAAGTTCTAAAGTAACAGTAAAATTTCCAATGTTATAATTCATACCAATAATATTCATTGAAGTTTCTGTTATCCCATTAATAAAGATACGTTTAGATAGGTCTATATTATAATAACAAATTGTATCTAATGTCAAATCGATATTACCTCTTATTTTTATATCACAATTTTTACTTAATTGCCAATTAACGTAATCTTGAGCATAATCTGTATCATCCCAGGAAGGAATAACTTCTATTTCTCCTGTATCTGGATTTGTATAAGTATAACCTATTTGAATTGATAATCCTGATAAATCTAAATCATTCATAATTGTAGTAGGATAAGTTCCCATGACACTAGTAAAAAACATTAAAGGATTAGAAATTTCTGTTTCTGGGTCGCTTCCTTCTGAAATAGTTCTAGTATATTTTACTTCTTTAAACATTTGTATGAAAACTGAAGGTGCACGAATTGATGTAACTTCTCCATTATAATCGGTGGAAACTAAAAATATTGCATCGTTAAGAGTAAGAGTTCTATTAGCAAAATCTATAGAAAATCCATCTGTTAAAACTATATTTCCACCAGAATCTTTTGCTGTAGGAGCATTAATAACCTGCCATCCACTACAATTTAAAGTAACTTTAGTAGGATACCTATCACTCCAAGATTCTATTTGGGGGTCTAAATAAGGTAATCTATATTTTTTAAAAATATTTTTATATTTATAATCATCTTCGGGTTTATGGTAATCCCAACCATAGCCAGTAGAAGAATTTTTAGCCAAAATTTCATAGTCGTAGTTCCAATTAGGAACTGCATGAGTATTATAATTTGAATAATTGTAAGCTGTATATCCTCTTGTATCTCCTGTAGATGAAAATTTACGAATAACTTTTTCTCCCATCTGAACTCTAAATTTATTAACTAATCCAGAAACATCTTTCGTAAATTTATGGTCTATTAATTGATATAGTCCTAAATTTTGACCAATAATTTGTCTTTGAATAGTAATTATACTTCCTTCTCCTGCTGTCCATAATCTTTTAGAACCATCAACATCATAAAACCATCCATAATTACCTGAATTTTCTATTAAATTGGATATTGCATCTGATTTTCCTATTCCAAAACAATCTATAGTTTGAGGAATAAAAACTCCTATTCCAGGATTCCATCCAAATACAGTAATAAGTGCATCAGAAATATAAGAATAAAATAATTCTCTATTATCTATTGGTTTATGTCCTACACGAAAATATTCTTTAGTTTGATTCTGTTTCCAGTATTCATCCTGACAATTTATTGTTATAGATTCTGGGTCAGCAGCAGGAGAAATAGTCGTAATATAACCCTTAAATAAAGTCCAATCATTATATTTTATTTCTATAGAA